TTTGAAGCCCGGCCGCACCACCGGGTGCGATTGCCTTCCTTATTGATTTACAAGGAATTTTCCTGCCCCGACTGTCGCTCAGAGGCGGGAGTGTCGAAGAAGTGTCGAAAATCCCTAGCAGGACCAAACGCTAACACGTCTTGCAGATGATCGGGCGCAAGGTGCGCGTATCGCATTGTCATCGCCAGGGACGAGTGACCGAGAATCTTCTGCAAGGTCAGGATATTGCCACCGTTCGCGATGAAGTGTGAGGCGAAGGTATGCCGCAACACATGCGACTTTTGTCCGGCAGGGAGACTCAGCCCGGCACGCGACACAGCTTCATCGAACCGATCCCGGCAGTTGGTGAACGCACCGTGTTCCCGAAGATGTTGGCGAATCCGATCTGCCAGCTTCGGATCGACCGGCACCACACGACGACGCTTCGATTTCGTGTTCACGAACTGGAGCATGCCATCGCCCACCCGGCTGATCGTGAGCCCTTGCGCTTCACCCCATCGGCAACCCGTTACCAGACAGATCATGGCGATCAGTTCGACATGCGGGTGCGTCATGCTGCGCAGTACCTGGAACAGCCGGTCGATCTGATGGCTGTCGAGGTAGGAAAGCTCCCTTTCCTGGACCCGGATCGCGCTGAGCATCGAGAGCGGATTCTCGAACTCGATTTCACCAAGTCGCCGCAGCTCATTGAACAGCGCCCGCAGGTAGGACAGCTCATTGTTCATCGTTTTCGGGCTGATGCCGGACGCGAGACGCTTGGCGCGGTACTCCGCGAAATCGGTAGCAGTGAAGGCTATGGCCACAGGGTCTTTCAGGCGTTCGACCATGCGATCCATGATGACGCGGCGACCTTCGTAGTCGGCCAGAGAACCACCATGCAGACGCCCCCAGCATTCCACCAGTTGGGAGAGACGGCGACGATCCTTCGGTTTCGGTGACCATTGCGGGCTTTCGATCAGCTTGGATCGGCACGTCGCTTCGAAGCGTTGAGCCTCGCCCTTGGTCTTGAAGGTCTTGCGGAATCGCTTGCCCTTGATCGGCTCAACATCGACCCGCCAGCGACCGTCAGGAAGTGCCTGTATCGCCATCAGACGGCACGCCCCCAGCGCACGTGTCGTTCCTGCAACAGGTTCTTGATGTGCTTGTAGAGGTCGCGCTCGCTCATATCCTTGGCGGCGTAGTGGTCGCGGATCACTGGCCAGCATTCCCATTGCTTCAGTCGATCAAATGCGGTCTTAGCGCCCACTCGCTCCCTTGCCAGCAGGCTTACGAAGTTTCCCAGGAATAGCTCAACGTTCTTGCCGCTGAATCCACGGCTGGTCTTGTAGTAGCGCTTGTACTCGGTTTCATCGATCAGGGAGTCGACCGGCAGATCGACTCTTGCGTCATCGCGCATCAGCGTCCAGATCGGCTCGTAATAGCCGGGGCGGGCGATGAGCTTGAACTGGCTCAGGCCATAGCGCCACAAGCCGTCCAGATGCGCCGAGAAGGCTGCAAACGAGTCCGTGTCGATGGCTTGGCCGGTCTTCACGTCTACCGAACCGCTGGCGAATTGCTGGATCACGGAGTGGTGATAGCGAAGCTCGACGCGCCACACGTCAGCGCTTGGGTCGTAGTTGTCCGGGTCGTTCGGGTCCAGGGAGTCGCGGCGACGCCAGATGCTTTCCCAGAAGTCGAGCTTATCGGTCGCGCGGGCCTGTTCGGTCTTGTTGTAGATACACAGCTGGACGCCACCAGCAGAGCCGAACATGGACGTTTCGCCCCGGCCGTAAACGCTGGATTTGGTGGCCCACTCCAGTTCCTTGATGCCGGATATATCCCGGTGTGTCCGAGCGCGGCAATGCAGGCGCGCTACCAGATCAACCGGAGGCTTCCAGCCCTGGAGGTCCAACGCCAGGTGGACGGCGCACTGGTTGCGTTCGCGGTTGGTCATCACGGCTGCGGCGTAGTAGTCCATCCGCTCTTGCAGACGTTCCGGCGACAGCGCGTCGATGGCGTGCGGCGACACCTCGATTTTCAGGTGCGGCCCGATGTTTTCCAGCTTGGCGTTGAAGTTCTTGATGAGCAGGATGAAGCCGAGGTCGGCGTTCTGGAGCTTGTACTGGTAGCCAGAGTCCCGGCCGACCCGTCCCGAGTGCCAGACTTCGCCAGCAAACTCCACCATCGCGCCCGGCTTCTCGAAGAGTGCCATGACTTCGGGACGGATCAGTCCGCGATACAACTGGCGGACGGTATCGACGCCGCAGCGCAGCAACCGGACCTTCGACAGATCGGTGATCGCCGCAGTCCCTGGATCAACGAACAACCGTCCGCGCTTGGTCGGATTGCCGGTGATGTGGTCCAGTCTCGCTTGGTCTTTAACGCTCATTCTTGAATCTCCAACAATGTCCAATAACGGACGGTTTCAACTCGCTCTATCTGACGTGTTACAGGGACGTCAGCGCGCGCGTTTGCACGCCGGCTCGTGCCTCGCCGCGCGTGCAAAGAGCGCGGAGCGCACGCGCGCTGACGGTCATCACCAAAGAAATTGCCCTTTCTGGTACGGCACGACAGTCATGTTCGTGCCACTGGCTGGCTGCGTAGCGATAGGGCGTGCTGCCTGCATCGTAGGAGGCGGGCTGTTCTGGACTTGCTGGGTTCGCTCGCCGGTGGAGCGATCAGGAAGGGTCGGATCGAAGAAGCCGTTCTCGACCACGCGCATGCAGAAGGCAAAGTCGGTTTCTACGCGGGTGCTCTGCTGCGTGTAGCACTGGCAGACGGTGGGTGTGCCGTTGACTACGGCATGCGCCATTCGCCCGAACTCGCGGGCATAGGTCGCGGGGTCCGTGCTGGACATGCAGTAGAGCCGGGGGAACGACACGGGCCGCGTCAGCTCGTCGTAGATCGGCGCCGACGATGGCACTTGGGGTATCCGAGGCACGCGCCGCCCGATGTAGCTGGCGACGTTCTCAGGCGTATCGGACTTAGCCTCGCCTACCGGCTTGATGAACGCCCCGACCGTATCTCGCACCTGATCGACCATGCTCCCGGCCGGCGCGCTGGTAGCCGTCGCGGCTTGCGCTTTCTCGGCGGCGTAGCGCTCATAGGCGCGATAGACGAGGATGCCGGCACCGAGGATCACGCACAGCGCCAGGATGAACTTGGTCGGCACCTTGGCCTGAAAGTGGTGCTTGGCGTTGCTACTGGTGTAGGCGCCGAAGTAGCGCTTATCCAGGCGCAACGACTTCTTGTCGGCGTCCTTGAAGCTGGTTTTCAGCTCGACCTTTTCCACCACCACTTCCGACTCGAAGCGCAGCAGCTGGGCGGACTTAAAGACGCGCCAATAGTGGATGTGCGTGTTGCATAGCCGCCGCAGATGCACATCCAGATAGCGCGGGTCCTGGGTGACGAGGTGCACTTCGTGGCCCTGGTGGCGCATGGTCTCGAAGCGGGTGATGTGCTCCGGTGGCCGCGCCCGTGGATCGCGTGCGCCGAACCAGCCCTGCGCTTCGTCCACGACGATGATCGAATCGTTTGGCAGCTCGAACCACTTCTCCGGATCTTCGAACTCGAACCACTGCGCTTGCAGCTGATCGGGCTTGAGGCCGTTGATGTTGTGGAAGTAGACGACGCGGCCTTCGGCGTGAGCCTTCTGATCGACTTCGCGGATGGTGTTCAGGGTCTTGCCATGGCCGGGCTTGCCGGTACGGATAACAAGCATGACGGCGGCTCCTTAGGCTTCGATGGAGGTGCCGCCCGGCTTGTGCCAGACCTGATTGCGTTTACGGTCGGTGGCCTTGTCGATCCCCGCCAGGATGAAGCGCGTGGAGATGGCGGCGAAATACAGGTTCACCACCACATCGAACTTGGCCAGCCCGAGAATGCCCTGGATGACCGGCCCGACATTCCCCATCAGGCCGAACAGGTAGTCCTGCGCCTGGCCAATGATGAGGTTGAAGCCCATGTACGAGACGAAGCCGAAACCGATCATTTTCAGCACCATCTTTACCAGCGGGCCGAGGACGATGATCAGCATCTGAACGATGAATAGGAATTGCATTACTGACCTCCTACGCCGCGGCCTACATACAGGGCGGCAAGAACGGTAGCCACGGCCACGAACAGGCCACTCAGGTCACTGGCGGCGCGGCAGAGCGGTTCATAGCTGAGCTGGAAAGTGCGGCCGCCTGCAGTGGTCAGGCTGAAACTTTCGGCGGCAGGACAGGCGGACGGGAGAAAACGGGTGCCCTGGTTGATGAAGGACGGCACGTCGATGACGCCGGAGCCCTCGTCCAGCTGGAACCGGTCGCCGGTAACAGCCGCCTCGATGGCGGGCTTGTGCTTGGGGAAATCAGTCATCTCCTCAGCGAGGCATAGCTGTTCCTTCTGCTGCCGGAGCACTTCGCAATCAATCGGGTCGCCACTGCAGGAAAAGCCCGCATCGCAGGAACCAGCCGACGCCAAGCGTTCCGTGCCTTCTTCTCCTTCGCTATCTCCTTCGGAACCCTCCTTACAGCCAGACCCTTTGCATTCCTTGCTCTCATCGCCGGGCGTACCGTCAGGATTGGTGCCGGAAAGGAACTTTTCTTCGGCAGAGGTAGAGGTACATGGCTTAGCGCCGGTGCAGACCGTTTTATCGGTTTTGGTGGTGGTTTCGGTCTTGGTGGAGCCGTCCGGATTGGTGGTCTTGGTGGTGTCCTCGGTTTTCGCGGTGTCTTCAAAGCGCGGCGCAGGCCTGCCAGTGGTGCAATGCAAATAAGCCCCGGCGTTATCGCAGTTGAGCTGTCCGGGTTCTTTCAGCTGTTCGTTACTGGTACAGCTTCTGGATTGAGAGCCATCAGGATTCGTTACCCACTCGCCGCATTTGTTCTCGCTGGTGAACTGCGGCGTGCTGTCGGCTGGAGGCTTGGACGGCGGCTGGTCGAAGACGCTGCCGGGAGGCGGATTATCGGTAGTGCATTGGCTGCCGGCGCCCTGGTAGACGACCTGACAGTAAACAGAGTCCAGATCCTTTCCGGTGGTCGCTTCCAGAAAGCGGTTGCACCCTTTGACAGTGGCGGTGCGGTTGTAGAGGCAGCCACTTTCGCAGATCGACGATGGCGGAAGCGAAGGCGGTACGGACGGATCTAGCGAGCCAGCGTTGTACTCGTGGACGAACTCGCCGGTTGCGGTGGCGCATTGGTCGGGCTGGCATCCCCCTGTAGAAGAGTCATAAGTAGAGCCAGAAGGGCAAGTATCACCGTAACGAGTTATGCCATACGTAATTTCACCATCACGGCTCCCCGACATATCATATGTAGGAAAGACACACGTTGCAGACGTTTCAGAATTAACCCGGACAGAATAATCACCTCTACGAGTACCGCCCCCAAGGTTCCGCTGAGATATTTGTGCACACAAATCATTCGCAGACGTGCCTCGAAGACTTTGAAAAGTCGAAGAACGCCAGTAAAAATCTTCAGCACTAGCGGAAGAATGCCAAAGCACCAACGCCAGCAGTACCCATACAAACCTAACCATGCTCACACCCGCCCAAAAAACACGAGATAAAACGCCAGGGTGGTGAGGATCAATACGTAAAGTTCATAGCTCATGGCGTTTCCCTGAAAGAGAAAACCCCGCCGGAGCGGGGTTTGTTTGCTTCGGCACATGCAGTGCGCGGTTCCCGGTTACAGGGCGCGGCGCATGTACTTGAACGCCATCGCGGCGATGATCACGGCGAAGACGGCCCAGCCGATGGTCCCAACGTCGGTGCCCGCGGTGTCCAGCGCCGCGGTAGCTTCGGTCGGGACAGCCGCGTATACGGAGCCAGCCAGGGTGGAGAGCGCGACAGCAGCGCCAACACCGATTTTCTTGATGAAGTGCTTGTTCAGTTGCATGGGTGATACCTCACTGTTTCAGGGCTTTTTTCAGGACCAGGAAGCCGAACACGGTGGCGAACAGAACAATCGCTTCGCCTTGCAGCTCGGAGACTTGGTCCCAGGTCAGTGCAGAGCCGTAGAGGCTTTGCATTTCCTCGACCGTGAGGGCGACCAGCGAGCCGGAGCAGATGGGCGAGCCATCGGCGCCTTGCAGCCAGTCACCGTCACAGGCGAGGAAATTCATTCGCCGGCCTCAAGGTCGGCGGTTTGTTCTGAGGGTTCGCAGTCAGGGCAGACGGCGAAGTGGGGCGGCAGGCTGAGGTCGGGCAGCAGGTCGCTTTGCGGCGCGGGCAGCGCCATGAGCTTGCCCATGTCGTTTCCGCAGCAGTCGCAATACACCCGGTCATCGATCAGCATGGCCGCCCCTCCCGGTTAGTTCGCTTTGGCCGGTTCCGGCTGGGTGCCGGCTGGCTTGGCGGTTGGGGTTGGTTGCTGGGTCGGCTTGGGGGCTTGAGCAGCGGCTGCTTTCACAGGCTCAACGTGCAGGACGATGAACTTGCCGGCGTTCTTGGAGCCTCGCTCGATCTCGGTGGTGACGCGGATCGGCTCAAGCACATCGAGGCTTTCGCAGGCGGACCACACTTCGTCCAGGGCTTCTTCGGAGACATTCATCGACAGGATGGAAATGCCGAGGTCACGCTTGCCGTCCGGCTCGTCACCGACAAACAGTTTCACCAGCTTCACGTTGTCGAACTCGACTTTCTCGGCGCTGAGAAATGCAACTTCCATGATCGAACGTGCCATTTGTTTTTCCTCTCTTTAGTTGCGCTTTATTGCGCTGCTTTGCCTTTTGCAGGCCGATAAAGTCCACGCCGAGGAACTTCTAAAGTTCGCCTCTAGCTAGGGTTTACGCGGCTTGCAACGGGTTTGTGGTGCTAGTTATACGCTGTTGAAAAGCGGTTTATTCAAACATCAACAAATATCATCTAGTTCGTTTGTTGTTGGTCTATGTTGGACTTAGTTGGGTTTGTAACTTCGCCACTATGAATAAACTTGATGGTTGGTTTAACACCAAGGGCTTTGCCCTTGTCATCCCACTCTTGCCGCCGAGGGCTCGGGAGCGCGGGGCGGTGAAGCTGCCCCACACTCACGAGCGGAGGCTGTTTCTGTTCGTGCAGGGTCAAGGGTGCGCTCCGCCCGTGCTTCCGTTCGCCGGATCGGTGAAGCGTGATCCGACGAGCCGGGAGCGCGGCCCTTGACCTGTTCGGCATCGGCGGGGGCGGTTGGCTTTAGCCCACCAGCTCGAACGGTTCGTGGATCGGCACGTAGGGCGTTGGCTTGCCCGAGTCGTAGATAACGCTCCACCACTTCGCGGGGCGCTCGGGTGGCGTGTGCTTCTCGCAGATAAAGGCCGGTTCCACTGCCCACTCCGAGACCAGAGGCTTCCAAACACCACCGACGCGGCCCATTTGCAGCGTGCGAATCGGCCGCGCAGAGGCGGGGCGGCATTGGGCGCAGCGTGTGGACGGGGAGGGAGCGGGTTTCGCCACTTCGCGTCCGGACCAGCAGACAGAGCAGTCGCAGTCCTGGGCGTGCGGAAGGCGTAGATAGCTGGTCGGCTTCGACATAGGTCATTCCATCCCCTGGCTTTCCGTAGGCGGCGCGGATCATGTGTCCCACTCCTTTTCCATGAGCTGCTTGACCAGCAGCGCCACGTTGACCATCACGTACTTGCCGACCTTGTGCGACGGGATGTAGCCGTTGCGGATCCAGCCCCACACCACGTCGTGTTCATCGCCCATGCGAATCCAGTCCGCGAACTGGCGCCACGGCATGACCGGGGGCGCGTTGAGCAGGTCTATCGGCGGTAGGTTTCCTTCCATGTCCTTGGCCTTTGTTGCACTATGTTGGTCTTTATAGGGCTACGTCAGTGCAGCTTTAGAGTGTAAATAGTGAACTGACAGGCAAAGAATAACAGTGTATTCCTAGAGTTCAAATAGTGAACTCAGAGATTCTTAGACCTTTATGGAATCGATGCAGGATAGAGCTATTGCTCTGATCTATAAGGCTGGCCTAGACGATCTGGTCCGCAAGTCGGAGATCAACTACAGCCGATGGAAAAACCTACGCCACAAGAAGGCGCGGTTGAGTACAGAGGAGGTCGAGGTCTTGGTGAAGCTCTATCCGCAGTACGCCTTATGGGTCGCAAGCGGTGAGATCGCTCCGGAGTGCGGACAGACGAGCCCCGATTACGACGAGGCCAACCGAAACTTGACCGGTCAAGACGCGGGATAGCGATCACAAAGGAAGTGACTAGGCGCTGGTACGCCCGAAGGACAGGGAGAGGGAGATATGAAGGCTGAATGGAACGACGCCCCGGACTACATCAGAAAGCGCCCTCGCAAGGGAGCCGTAGCATGGCTGATACCAGGGCTGATCGGCACCGCGATCATGCTGGCCGCGCTACAGATGGCGAGTTCGTCATTCCTCAAAGGCACCGCCCAGGGCATCGTCGATAAGCGCATCCAACCCAAGCCAGCCCCCGTGGCCGAAATCAAGCGAGCAGAGCCAGCAGCGACCAAGGATTGGGACAGGGTGGTCGAGGAAGTGGCCGCGAGAGGTGCAACGCCTCAGCCGCAAACAGCCCAGCCCCAAGCCGGTACGGCAGAACCACCACCAAAGCAAACCGTCTTCAACGACAAAAACTACGTTCCCCAGGGCGCGACCAATATCGTTCCAGCTACACGGGTTATCCCAGAGCCAACCATAACGATTCCATCCCGCCAAAAAGAAATAGTGGTTGTAGGCAAAGAGTCGCGGATAAGCGACTTTTGTCCGGGCGGAGAGGGGAGTATTGAGCGGAGAAATTGTCGCGCGAGCGTGAACCTAAACACTAGGAACTAGCTAGAAATTACTGGTGGCTATGAGTCTCAGTGATATAAGCGCTCCGGGAACGATGGAAGCAGCTCATTTTTGCAGAAGGATTTGTTAACCGACTCAATTAGATCAAGTACTTGAACTTCAACTTCGTTGAAGTTGATTCTAGGCAGGCGTTCAAGGTAAATGCCGGCCTCAGATAAAATACTGATCATCTCGGTTTGATGATCCTTGTATGAATATCTTGAGTCTTTATTTGTGGAGCAGTATTTTTTATTTGAAGACTCTATTAGGTTGCATAGCTTGGTTAGATAAGATACATATTCAACAGAAGTGGTAAATCTACCGGCTAGCGATTGTTTGTATATCAAATTATACCATTTGAGTGGCTCTACTTCGGACGGTGAGAGTCGTGACCGCCGGGAGGTTTCAGCTCGTACATAGTCCATAAAAATGGTTAGATGCGAAAGATGATTAGTGATGGCAGAGGAGTGGACAGAGTTTTTGTAGTTGAAGAGTGCAACCACGATACCGCCAATCGTAACGACTCCAATAATCGCACTTCCAGTCAGGGCTAGTACTGAGAGCGCGGCTCCATTCTTCTTAATCCAGAAGGCAACGCATGCGTTGCTAAAACAAAATTGGAGATCGGAGAGGCCGGCAGAATAATAGGTCTTATAGATCATTGCGCCTGCGGCGAGTAGCCCCGTAGAAACGATGAATAATAGAACTAGGAAAACTGCGATGAAACCGGGGCCGTACTTTTCTAAAAGCTCAGCTCTATAGGCTCGAACAATTGGTTTTAAGTTATTCATATAGTGGAGGGATGCACTGTAATCGTTTGCGGAGAGTGACCGCTAGCGTCTTGTAAGACCTCTTCACAAGGTTGAGCCTGTCATTAACACGATAGTAGTGTTTTTTGTACCAGAACGAACTCTTCTTCGTTTCGTAAGTGGCCTCAAGGCGCTCTACCGCAGTCTTGACGTAAGCAACTTCCTTGGCCGAAGGTAGCGGGAGTATCTTAACCAAACGTCTCACCAGCTTCTGATGTTGGTTATGTTTTACTCTGCCTAGTTTATTTACCCTTCCCATGCAGCGGTTAAAGTCCTTGCGGTAGGGATAGGTCTGACGATAGTTGTTTTCCTTCGCGACTATTTCGAGTCCTTGGACCGCAGCTCTAATCTTCTTAACTTCATTACTCGGGAGTCTAGGTTCGTTAAAAGAGATTCGCAAGCCATGAACCATTAAGGGAGCAGCAGTAGCATACTGAACTTCCGTCTTCTTGGTGTTTACTGGGAGGTCGGCGTTATTAAGCATCTGCTCAATAATACTTTGAGCGTATGAGAAATCATAGTTAGTACATTTAGATGATACGGTTATGTCATCTACGAACCGAGTGTATACCAGTCCTTTCCGTCTAAGTCTGTCGACAACGCTCTGTTCTTCTTGGTGAAGGCTGAGCATGGCAATATAACTAGAGGTTAATGCGCCTTGGACTACCTTTGAGTTATGAGTGCATATTCTGGTTAAGACGAGAGAAACGTCTTCGGGGTATTTTAGTACCTTTCGGAAGATGCTCAGAACAACATCTTCGTGAATATTATCAAAGAAGTCTTTAATGTCTAGCTTAAGAAGGGACCTTGCTCCACAATGCTGTTTCGCACAGGCGACATAATCTCTGCTCCGGTACTCATCATCAGCATTGGGTGATTTAGGTATAGAGCCATATAAATGGACTGGCCATTGGAATATATATGGGTTAGAGAAGATGCGAGTATTGATTCGTCTCTGGATAACTCGCAATGCGACGCATGGGTTATAAACGGTACGAAAACCGCCGGAGCTTTTTGGCAGTTCTTTTAGCTTATACCGCTTATCTTCTGGGATTTCCCATAGTCGCTCGAAATCGGAAACTTCTAGGCTCAAAGCACTTGCAAGGTTTTCAACGCTTGCAATGGAGCCGGAAGAAGCCTTAAAGGCTCGATGAGCAAAATCCTTTTTCATCGAAGTCCTTGGAATAAGTGTAGGTAACGCCAGCTCATACTATAGAGTTTTAGAGAGACATGTTGCTTAGACTGACCAATGCACCGATACAGCCAAATCTCTCTATGGCTTACCTACCGTCTGTCGCTACTCCGGGTCCGGATAGAGGATCGTCCCGCCGGGTCCCTAGTGCTCATTGCGTTGAAGCTCTGAGCGCTCCTAAGAGCTTTACGGTGCACTGCTTGTACTGTCAGTTGTAGCAAGCAAGCGGTACGCTTGCGCGAGGTGATGCTAACCGCACACAAACTTTGATGGCAATAGCGCATCAGCAGGAGTGTCGAAAAAGTGTCGAAAGCGATACCCAACATAGACGTGTAATGGCCATTTTATCCACGAAGGGTGTTGCGGGTTTGCCAGCATTGGCCAACATAGGCCATTGATGAATAAGGCAAAAACAGGATTTGAAGCCCGGCCGCACCACCGGGTGCGATTGCCTTCCTTAT